TTAAAATATCCTCGCATATCTATATTGGTGTGAACCATCAAATCCAAAATATTTCATTAAACCTTCGTTTTCTAATCCAAGCCATTCGGCAAATTTTATTCCATGTTTAAAATCTTGTCTTACAGAAGTTTGGACTCGTTTAATATTGTGTTGTCTGGCAATGCGTTCAAAATCTTTTTTGATAGCTCGTGCTACTAACAAAGGATGTTGCCAAACATCATCAGTAGCTATCACCCAACCTTCTGCAACACCATCCCAAATCATTTTCATACCAGCTGCAAAAATAGGTTTGTTTTTTATAAGTCCTGTAAAAGCTAAATTCTGTTGTTCTAAATTATTCATATTACCTTTAAATTTCATATCTCGATCCATTAATTCATGATTCATCTTTTGGTTCATAATAAATATGCCATGTTCTCCTTTGTATGGTACTATATCTAGTATTTTATCCATCATTTGTCTGAAGTCTAGGATATAACGATAAAATCGTTAAAGGTAAAGGTTGAGTTTGTCTAACAAAGATAAACCCATCTGTTTCATAATTACCCCTAAACTCTACTTCCTTATCTCCAGTAAATACACTAACTCCACTATCCATAGGATTTGCAGAGGATCTAAATGGTATTCTTTCCATATTATTTAGATCTGGTCCTACCTCTACTCCGATAGATTCATAAAGTCTTATTGTAATATCAAATATTCTTTTAGTTTTACCTTGCGATGTACCATCTTGTGATCCAGCATCTAATCTCATAGTCTGCATTAATGATGTATATGCCAAGCCAACTTTTACTTTTGTCGATGATCTATCTAAAGTTATAGATCCACTGCTTACAGTTTTATCTGGGTGAGTTGCACCATCAGCTAATACTGATACAGTTTGACCTTCTAAATGATCTAATCCAGAAATAGTTGTTGCTGCACTACCATCATAATTTAATTGTGAATCTAAAAAATTAAATGTGGTATCGTCTGTTTCGTCAAAATCATAATTATTAATATATTCTACATATCTTCTAGTAACACTATTGATAGTTCTTTTTACAATTACATAAGTTTGATATTCTGAATTATCTGTTGGTATTGTTGCAACACTTTCACAAACACCAAAACCAGTAGCACTAGCTCCAGAGCCAAATGTTCCGCCAAACTTATGTCTGTGCCAAGCAACCACTTGTTGTTCTCTTTGATATGTTAAACCAACTAATTGACCATCATCTCTTACACCCCAAATAATTTGATTAGGTTCTTGTTGATATGATATTTGTGATAGTCCGCCTTCAGTGATATGTTCTGCAAGAATAGTTAAGTCTGGAGATACATAACCATCAACATCAAAGTTATAAGCTAATTCTCTTAATTTTCTTTTAGCTCTTTGCAAAAATAATGTAGCGTTTCCTGCAGGGATCGCATCTACATTTGCTGCACCATGGTTAGATTGTTTTTTAATTAGAATATTTGTAGGTGTAATTGCAACATCTGTACCTCCACCAGATACAGCAAACTCACCTCCAGCTGTACCAATAATTAAAGTTCTTGTTGCAGTCATAAAACGAATTGCGTTTACTTGGTTTGATGCAATGGTATAAATAATTGCATCATCATCTGCTACAGTACCACCTCTGTTTTCATCCATGTTTTCATAATCACCTGATTTAGAAAAATAAACTGTTTGCGGATTATTTAATGTTGCGGCAAAAACTAATCGTTGTTCAAAAAAGGTTACGCAAGATGGATGACCTGTAGTATCTGAAAATGCTCCTAATGACCAATTCGCAGACGCACTGGATGATCCCATATCTTCTAATATTTCTATAGTTACATTTAATGTATCTGTTCGTGCAGTTATTTTTCCATAACCATCTCTAAAACGAATTAATCTTCCAACATCAGTTGTTTGAAAACCTGTGTCTCCATTAATACCTGTAATTGCTGAAGCTGTTAAAGTTCTACCAGTTCCTACAGTATGTGCTGAAGTTGTAATAGTTGTAGTTGAGATATTGTCATCTAAATATGGACCATCAGAAAATTCAACATCAGTTAATGACCATGAAGTATGACCTGTTCGTGATAGTTTTTCTACTTCGTGATTAGGATGACAAATGTACATAACATCTGCACTCTGTGCAAATTTAAGATCAAAAAGTTCTGCTGTTAAATATGGAGTTGATATTTCATAAACTCTATTGGCAACACCACCAGAAGTATAAGCTGTAAATCCTGTACCATTTATATTTGTTCCATCAACATCTGTTATCTCAAATGTATTAGTTGTTTTGTTTGCAACTAAATATCTTTTGTTATTAAGTTCAGTCATTCCAACAACACCAGTAATTCTAATCTCATCACCATTATTATAACTATGACCTGTTGCTGTAATCACGACTGGATTAGCTTGTGTTGCTCCACTAATTGTAACATCTGATTCTAATATTTGACCATTGTCTTTATAAAATCTTATGTATTGATTGCCAAACTCTAGCATATAAGTTTGTGTTGTAGAAAACTCAAAAGGAATCAATCTTGTTTTAGCTGAACTATTTTTGACTTGTGCAACATATTGTGTGCCTGATCTTCTCGCTGCAGCACCATGCGGATAGACTATAAAGTTTTCTAATGTTTTAGATCCTGTGGGATATTTACCTAAATCATTACGACCATCTAATCTTGGTGATAGTTCACCACCAGTAAAATTGGTTAATTGAACAGCAACTCTAGCCATTATTAAAACCTCGAATTAATAAATGTATCAGCTCCTATAACATCTGCCATACCTTTATCTGGAGACAAGTTTTGACCTTCTGTTGAATCTACAAATCTTGCTTCTTTTAATTTATCTTGAAACAGTCTGTACATGTTTGTTGCAGTTGGATTAGAACTTGTTACTGCGTAAGCTATGTCAGCAGCTAAAGCTGCCGATAAAGTTTCTCTTAACAATTCATCGTATTCGTTTGGATCTTCTACTCTTGAAATGTAAAGTATTTTCATGGTAGAGTTGTCGGTTAAAATTTTTCTACCTTCTATTTTATAATCTGAATCATAATCTAATATTGTTAAAATTCTTAAACAGTCTGCAGGTATTGTATATTGTTGTGTAAATCCCCAAGCAGGTGTGTCAGTGTCTGCTGCTAGTTGTTGTCTTTTTTGTAAACAATTCCATGGATGTGATCTGAATACTGAATCTCTTACTTGTGTATATCTAGCATTACATAATCTAGCGTTTTTTGAATCTTCAGTTAAAGTTAATATTGTAGATGCTCCAAGTTGATTTAATGCTCCATTACAGATGTCCACTACTGATGCCATATTTTCTCCATATTTCTTCTTGAGTTAGTCCTAACTCATCTTGCTTTTGTTTAGTTCTTTCGTTTATATCGATTTCATCAATAACTTCAACTAAAGCGTATCTATATACTTTAGTATCGTTTTGCCACTGAAAATGCAAGAGATGTCTTGGTTCTTTGTATAGACTTAATAATCTTGGATCAAAATCACTTGTTGTCATTTTTTAATATATATTTACGCCTTATATTTCTATCTTTTTGTAAAGCGTGTATCTCTGCTTCTGTTCTACCTTCTTTAGGGTTAAATCCATAATGATATTTTGGACCATACTGAAACCTGTCTACTAATACATATCGATAGATATAATTACCCTTTTTAAAATGTAAAACTGTTTGTAAATCTTTTATTTGTTTCATGTGAAAGATGGGGGATTGCTCCCCCATCTAAAGTGATTAGTTTACTACATATTCAATGATGAAACTTAAATCACCGCCAGTATCACCAGCAGCGTCAAAAGTTAAACCAATGTAGTAAAAACCTCCTGGGTCAGAAGATACACCTGCATCTTCCCATACTTGTTGACCCATAGCATTGATATTTCTAGCTTCGAAAGCTACTTCAGTACCAGTTGTAACAGCAGCACGAAGGTCTGTGATTGCAGATGCGTAAGCATCATCATCCACAGCAGTACCTTCAGTATTGAAGATACCAACATCGCATGTGTTAGTAGTACCTGAATCTAAATCATCGTTAAATAATTTGATTGAAGTAATACTAGCGTTAGTTGGAACTGGAGCTAACATTACTGTATCCGAAGCAGATAAATCCCCTGCAGCTAATGCGATAGTGCCTTGAGCAACTCTCTTAACACCATGCAATTCGTGTGCAGCGTTTTTAACCTGCGGAACAGCTTCAAAGTTAGTAATAAGACCTGTATTTACATTCGCCATATTGTCCTCCTATTACGCTTCGTGAGCTTGTATTTCTACTACTTTTTCTTCTTCCATTCTAGTAGCACCGAAAGATCCACAGTAGTAAACTTGAGTAGCATAACCTTTGTCAGCTCTCTCGTCTATTCTAGCTGTAACATCTTTACCTACACCCATAGCAATTCCATCTTGAGCATAAGCGATGCAACTTCTTTTTGAAGATGCAATAGAAAGTCTGTTTGACACGATGAAATTGAAACCCATAAATGTGTTTATTTCACCTTGTACTAGAGCTTTGACTGTATTGAAGTCAGAACTCGTTACAGAAGTTGTACCTAATAAATCATCGATCTGCTTTGGTGATACAATGATGTGTCTAGTGATAGATGGGTCTACACTATTTAAGTCAAGAATCTTTTTAGCTTCTCTTAACTTTGCGATAGTTAAACCATCAGTTCCAGATTCAGTAATCTTCTGTCCTGCAGGTAATGCAGTGGAAGTTGAACCTGTTTCACCAGTAAACGCTGTACCAGTTGCAGCTGCGATAATTTCATCATCCATAGCTCTACCCATTGCGAAAGCAGCAGCTTGAGCATAAGACGATGTAGGATCGATTAACATTCTCACCTTGTCTTGGTCATCGATAAGATCAGCAAATTCATAATCCACAAGAGATACTCTACGCCTAGCGTGAGGTGTATCGATTTGTGGAGTGTCTGAATGTCTGCTTGTTCTTTTTTGAGCAGTTACACTTCCTACTTGATCAAAGAACGCATTCTTACCAACAACACTTTCAAGACGAACTTTGTCTCTCAATAACGATCCCATTTGTTGAGATAACATTTGTATATTAGCAGAATACTGCTGTACAAATGCTGTTGTTACTTGTGATGACATAATAGTCTCCTTTAAGTATTAATTGTTAATGTTAAATTAATCAGAAAGGTTCTCTGTCTTACGACAGGCATCTCTTGGATTTAAAGTCTTTTAGACTAGAGTCTATTCCTTCTTGTCAGTAAGGTTCTTTCGAATTGTCTTACCTTTAATCCATTTATAATATTCTTCACAAAGTTTCAAGGTTTCTTTTTTCTCATACTCTGTACTGGTTTCTCTTACAATACGAAGTACATCTAACCTTATTTCCTCGTTATTGAGATGATGATTTTCCATGTAACATTTCTCTTAAAGTCAACATTTGCTGTACAGATTTATCATGATCTGGATGACCTTTTACATGATAAGGATGTGATTTATCATTCATAATTTGTGATATTTCTGCTTCAAGATTTTTACCTTGATCAACACTTTCAGACTCTGTTGTAACTATAGGATCTTCAGACATCATATTAGCAATATTTAAAAATCCTTTTATGATTGTAGGATGATCTCCTAATACAGAACCATCTTTTAAAAATGTTGTATCTAAAAATTCAGCACCTAAATTTGCTTTTGCAAAACTAGCTGCTTTTTTTATATTGGCATCAAATGATTTACCCCACTCCTGTCTCAATTCTTGTATTGCTTGAGCTTGTGAAGTTTCGGCATCTATTTTAGATTGTTGTGCTGTACCCTCCATCATGTTTTTATAATATTCAAGTATACCTTGTGCTTGTTTATTATTTAAACCAAGTTTGTGTGAGGTCTCGGCAAAAGTCTTGATTGCACTTTCTTCGATTGGCACAATTTCAGATTTTGCTTCAAGTTTATATTTATCTGCAGATTCTGGTCTGCCAAGTTTTGTATAAACTTCATTCCATTGATCTTCAGTTGAGTTTTCGTTAGGTACTGCAACTTTATCTTGACCAATCATTTTAGTTGCGTTGATATAGCTTTTAGCTAACGCATCGATCTCGGTAAACTTTTCAATATTTGGATCAGTTCTGTACTCTTCCGAGATTGCTTCCTTCCACGATTTAGCAACAGCTGGTTGCTCTGTTGTAGAAGAAATAGGTTGTTGTGTTTGCTGTGTCTCTGTAGATGGAGTTTCTGTCTTTTCTACAGGCACAGTTTCCTGTGTTATCTGTTCGCTTGACATTTTATTTTCCTTTTTCTTTTTCGTTTTGCAGCATTGATTTTATAAATAGAAGAACGCTGCGTTGTCCTTCCATATATGCACTCTCATGACTATCCCCTTTAACATTAGTGGTAGATAGAAAGTGGCATCGTTTTTCTAAATCAGATATAATTATTTTACCTTCATCTGAATTAAAAATTCTTTTGTATGCGTCTTTTAATTCTTTAACTTGTTTTTCAAATTGTTTTATTGAATCCATTATTCAATAGCTAAATCAGCATTAGCCACTGCTCTTGCTTCTTCTGGTAGAGCTTTTGCTAATGGTGCTACTTTTCCTCCTGCTTCCGCTACTTGTTGTAGTTGTTGCATTTGTTGCATTTGAGCTTGTTCTTGTTGTGCTTGTTCTCTCTCTGCATTAATTTGGTTTTGTGGTTTTAATATTTTTTGTGGTACACCTACAATACTTGCAAGGTGTCTAACTAATTTATCCATATTAATATGATCGAATACAGGAGCAACATTAGATAATGATCCTAATATTTCTATAGCTCTCATAATCGATTGTAACTCTGTAGACTTTTGTGCTTTAGCAAGTGGAGATACATATTCTATTTCTACATCTCTACCTTGTAAAAATTCTGGTACTGGCATAAATAAATTTTTTCTTAATATAATACTAAAAGTTCTATCGATTAAAGGTTTTAATAATTCAGATTGTAATCTACCTAATACAGGACCAAGTAATCTCATCTTCTCTTCGTTTCTTTGTATGACTTCTGTTGCTGTCATTTGTGGTCCTTGTTGCATCATAAGTTGATTTACATAGAATGCACTTCTAATAGAATCTCTTCTTTGCTCTTCCATGTTTAATCCTAGTGGTGTATTCGCACCAATATTTAATGGTTCAATTCTATCTCTCGTACCTGATCTATAAAAATTTAATCCACCTGGTACAGTTCTTACAGGTAAAATAAATCCATCATCAGGAACTAACAAAGGTGGATCGACTTGTTTCTGTGCAGCTTTGATAGTTGTCTTTGACATTTCATTTAACATCTTAACATCTGGTAAAGCTGTCATTGCAGGTGATCTTCCATATATCTCATGCGATGCTTTTAAATATCTTGGCACAACAAATGGAAACTCTCTAAATCCAGATACAGATAACTCATCACCAGATGAATATTCCATGTACACAGATTCAAATGGCATGTTCTTTTTATCTTGTTTCTTTGGATTAAAATCAGATCTTGGATAAACTGCATGAACAATTTCTACTTCTTCGTAAGGATCTTTAGCATGTATCGTATCGATCTTTTGTGATAGTCCTTGTCCAAACTGTTGAACTGCAGCTCTTACTGATAGTCTAAACTTTCTATAAACAGTATCAATTCTACCTTTGTCATTCTCTGCAATATAAATTTCATTAATGTGTCTTGTAGAAAATTTTAATATGTCATCTTCATCTTCTTCAATATACATTGCTGCTGTACCAAAAGTAATTAGGTCATGGTACAATTCAAATATTTCTTGTTGAAAGTTAGATTTATTAAATGCTGCATACATAGTTTCAGTTGCAGACTCTAACCATTCTTTTGCCTCATCTTCATTATCCATTTCATCTTCTTTAAATTTTAAAGAAAACCAAGGAGTGGAAGGGTTAGTCAACATTCCATGTAAGGAAGCCGCTAACAATTCCACAGCTTGTAAGGGAGAAGAATCAAAAATTAATTCAGTTCGTTTATCGCCTCTTGATCTTAATTTGGTAACATCTGCTTTTCTTGGCATCATGTAGTCTGCTACTTCTTGCCAATGTGTTTCCCAGTTTTGTCTTTGTGCAGACAAACGATCAAATCTTTTTAATAATGTTTTTGTTAAATCTGTTTTCATTATGCTTGACCTAATAAACTTGGTTTACCTAAAGTAAGACCACCTGATGCACCAGTAGATGAAGTTAATATTGTTTGTGATCTGCCGACTGCTTTTACTTTTCTTTTTTTGTATAATAAATTTTCTTCACTCTCTGCTGATTGTGCGTCAGCTGCTGAACTTTGAGAAACTTCTACATTGGTAGGAGTAACAGGAGGTATAACTGTGTTTGATTGTACAACTTGATTGCCATCACCATTACCACCGACTATGTTATCTTTTTTTTCTGCTTTAAAATCTTTGTTTGGATTTATATCACTTTTATAAGTTCCTTCAAATCCAACTCTTGTTCCACCAACAGATTTTTTTCTATCTTTTTGAGCGTCTCTATATCCACCGCCACCAGATGCACCATTACTTCCCATACTATTCTCCTAACAATGTTTTTAATGCTTCTTCTTTTGTTTCTTGAACACCTAATGGTCCAGTTAAAATTGTTGATCGTCTACCCCTCCTTCTTCTTTCAGCTGCTCGTTGTTCAGCTGCAATAGCTGCTTTCTCCTCATCTGATAGTTCCGCTTTAGGTGGTTCAACAGGTGGTGGGGGTGGCGGCAAAGGCGGCATTTTTGGTTTAAATATTGATCCCATAATTATAAAATCCTGTATTCATTCTCTGCTACAACTTGTGGAGCAGATTGTCTAGTATTTAATTCTTGTAAACCAACCGACAGATACCTCATACTATCACAAGCATGACTGCTCCAATCGTGATTTGGTTTAGATCGAAACATACGATTTTTGTCAATATATTTCCTATGGTAATGTCTTAACGCATCTATTAACTTTTTGCAATGGTCTGTATCAATCCAGCACTTCGGCAAAGTCATTGTCGTTGCGTGTATTCCATCTTCTAGTGGTATCTTTGGCACAACTTTAAATCTTACGCCTAGCTGATAAGCAACCTCTCTTCTAGTTTTTCCATTAGAAAAATCAGTAACTTCTATATCATGCGGAGCAAAATGATCTTTGTAAATGTAATCTTTATCTTTTATCACCTGCACATAGTGTGGTAGACCTTGACCTCTCTCTTCATAGAAATCTATAATATTGATAGCTCTGCCTAGCTGTTGAAAAAATATAATAGCTGTATGATCCGACACGCCTAGATCCCATGCGGTGGAGACTGGCAAAGATGGATCGTAAGGCACTCGTGTGATTTGTTTCTTATCTTCCATGTCAGCTAGTATGTCTGCGTAGATAGATCCTTCAATGTTTGCTATCCAATCACATTCAAATTCTTGCAGATACTTTTTCTCACCCATCACTTCCTTTGCCTTGACCAACTCTTCGTTGTCGACAATTTTAGTTTCACTTGCTTTAGCTTTGTAATGAAACCAATCTTCAGCTCCCTGTGCGTGTTGATATAAATCGTAAAAATTATTATTCATTCCAGCTGGTGTTCCTATAAAGACGCAGTACCCTTTGCGATCCGATAGAGCTGGTCTAATTATTTCTGGAAATAGTTTTTCAGATACATTGGCATATTCATCTATGACACAACCATCTAGGTATATACCCCTCAAGCCATCTGAATTTTCTGAACCTAGTAATGTAATTCTAGCACCATTAGGTAAATCTACACGCAGCTCTGTTTCATTAAACTTGGTATAAGGTATCTTGCCTGTAAACTGTTTAATGTAATCCCAGGCGATTGCTTTAGCTTGTTTAAATGTTGGTGCAATGTAGGCAAATCTTGGGTTTTTATTTTTCGATAATAAGGCAGATCTAATCAAATGATTAATCATGCACACTGTTTTGCCGAACCTACGATGACAAACAAGTACACTCCATCTGTAATCTGATATTTGTTTATGTAGAAATGCCTGGTGCTTCCTTGGTGTGTAAGGTATTTTTATATCCATATCAATGTATCATCTTACTTTGCATTCTCTCATCATTGTAATATTCAAAGTTAAGTTGCATCATTGCAAATTGTGCGAACAGCTCTGCATGTTCCATGTTTTCAAAGCCATAGATTTTAAGAGTCAAGGTATTTGATTTCTTATCTATCATAGCTAATGATGTTAGGTTGTCTGCGTAGAAAGTCCACATACCTACTACATATAGTAGTGTAAACTAAAATTCAAACTATAAAGGTCGAGCAAAAAGGGTGAGGGTGGTTTTGTGGGGGTGGCAGGGTGTGTGTCTGTAAAGGTGTCCTCGAGTCCCATGTATATATCGTGTATATCGGCACATCGCATTTTTGCCATATAGGGGGTGTCGAGTTTTTAAAAATTGTCTTAAGATCCTACAATAATTATTATTATTAATGATAATCTTTTCTTATCAGAATGCTTTTAAAGCAATTTTTTTTTAGATCGTGTCATGATTGTGTCAATGTTGTGTCCGATTTATAACGCAGGTGTTGGCGTGGCGTTGCTGCTGCGAGTGTATAGCAACAACTAACACACCAAACAAACACACAACAACACAACACAAAATAATAGTTGACAAAGAAGCAACGATATATTATAAGATATTATAAACTTAAATGGAGGAAAACATGTCAACAAGATGTAATATAAAAATAAAAAGCGGTTCAACTAATATTTGGTTGTATCGTCATTGTGATGGTTATTTGTCAGAGACAGGGTACAACCTTGCTTCTACACTTGCACATTGTAAAGGGTTCAAAAGTTTTTTAGATAATTTATTGAACCAAAAATATGAAGCTACAATGTACAGACCGCAACAACCAATTTATGAGTTTACAACAGAGGAACATGGCGACATAGAATATTTATATTCTTTTGAATTTGATCGTTCTATGCCTAAAAATGTAAAAGTTATTGTTGAAACTTGTGCTTCATGGGAGGATAGAAAACAGATTATTAATACAGAATTTTCAATTACTCCTCAAAATGTAGAAAAACACTTACAACCAATAATTAAAGCACATACAAAGGCATTAAACAAAAGTTTAAACGCTGCATAACAAATTAGAATAATTCTAAACTAGACCCCTTGTTAATTAATTTTAATGAGGGGTTTTTTATGTATTGACATATTGACAATAAATCATTATAACAGCATTAACTTAAATATGGAGGAAAACATGGAAACAATAATAACATTGCTTGGTATAGGTTATTTTATAGGTTTTGTAATAATAGCTATATTTGGCATTTTAGGAACAAACGAAGTAATCGACTATCATAACAAGCGAGATAGAGATGTATAGAATAGATATAGTCTATGTATGCAATAGATTAAAAGATATTCATACAATTAAAAACAATACCAAAAAAGACAAAGCATTAAGAGAGTTTATAGATGAATTAATTTATAATCTTGGTGTTGATGTTTTAATCGAAGCTGAAAAAAAGAGGGAGGAATAAATGAAAGTTAAAGACTGGAACATAGTAAATTGGATCAAGTCTAAATTAAATATAGATATATCCGATGTGAAATACAATGAACATACAACATTGAAAGAAGCTATAGAGAAGGGAGTAGTTATTGAACCGCTGCCAAATCATGTTGTAGATTTTATTGAAGTTAAAAACAAAAAAGAGGGTAAGCAATGAACATAACACAATTAGAAAAACAAATAGTAAAAGCTGTAAATCAAGAAATTAATATAGCTAGTAAAGTTGGTATTAATGACAATGATTATTATGATCCAAATATAGAGCTAGAAGAATTAAAACAATTTATTAAAAAATGTTTTAAAGAATATAGAGAGGGGTAAGCAATGAAAAAACAAAAATACTGGTTGTGTGAGTTTATGACAAGATCTGGAGAAGATGAATATTATGATAGATATATCTATTCAGATAAAAATTTAAAAGATATGGGATATGAAGATGATAAAGATGATCATAAAATATTATCTCAATTCTTTTTACAAAAAATAAAAAAATCAGACAATAATGATTGGAAGGGTACTTATTGGAAAAACTGCTACACAAGATTAGTAAGTTTTATAGGTATGGAAGAAGTAAAACCTAGTCAATTTAAAATGCTGCGTAAAGCTGGTGTTTATGTAAATGGTGATAAATTAATGTTTAATTATAAAAGAGGTGTACAACAATGAGATTAACATTATTTGGTAAGGATCTATATATCACTAAACGATGGAAGCAAGATTTATCACGATGGAGCTTATATTATAGAACAGAGCTAGTAATATCTATTGCTGCATTTGTAATTGGTTTTGTTTTAGGATCATTAATATTTTAAGGAGGTAAGGTAATGAAAAAAAGAAAGAAGAAAAAACTAATAATCACTCAAGCTATGTATGATTTTGTAAAATCTGAAAGAGATAGATATGAGGAAGATTATTTAGAAAGCGATAGACAATTAAGGATTTGTAAAGAGGATTTTGAAAAAATTAGCAAGGACTTAATTGAATTAAAACAATCTAATTTAGAGGATAAGGTTGGATTGTTAGAAAAAATAGTTGCTCTTTATGAAAAAACACAAACTCATAAAGAGGTTTATGTTGCTCCAACATATCATAATGGTATTACAACTGGAACATCATCTACTATTACAACATGAACAAACTAAAACTACAAACCCTGTGCCATTTTATTTTGGCAAGGGGTTTGTTATATCAACAATTTCTACTGCGTTTACATCAACAAGATCAGGTTCGTCTTGCCAGGATACTCGAAGCGTTTGATCAATCTGTTGCTTCTGTGTCTTGTTATCCGAATAAACATCAGTTAGTTTACCAGCAAGGTACTGAACAAATTTTGTCTTTTCTCGTATCCATAAAATCTGATTTGGGTTCTCTATCTCTTGGTAATTAAATACTTGTAATAGTTTATCAATTAAAGTCTGAACTCCAATCTTTCTTGCTTCAACAATTTTATCCTCCAGATCTGGATTTTTTTTTAAGATGGAGTAAAACTTCATCAAGCTGATCTGTGAAGGATTGATTGCTTTGTCCTTTATACATTCGGTAAGGGTTTTTCCTTCTATAAGATTGCTTATGAAAGTATCTTGATTTTTGATTATCTCTAATTCTTGGTTTGACTTCTCTGTAGTAGTATTCTTCAACTTCTTCTCTTGATTTATTTCTAAACTGGTAGAGTGCTTGGAGTTGGTTGATTCGTTTGTCATCTGTATATTTAGGTTTGTTGAATCCTTTTATATTATTATAGCCATGAAATCTACATAGGTATTTACCATTAGCAGTCAAGAACCCTTTAGCTTGACAAGGTTGTTTATCCCTTCTTCTTAACGCTTGACAAAAAATTTTTCGTTGCTGAAATCCTGGCATTCTTCTTCTTATTCTCCTCTACCTTATTCTTATAAAAATAATTAGTTCTCTTTGTAACATTCTGTAATGTCTTGTTAATTACATCTGTATTTACATATTTAGTCTCTTGCTCCTTTTTTAAATCAATAGCCAACTTACACAGATAAGGGTTGTCGTTATTCTTATGACCATATTCCAGTTCGGCAAGGGGGAGGGATGATAGTGCCTCTACAATAGTGGTATTCGAATACTCTCCCTGCTCTACCACCTTGTTAATTATGTTAGTTATATTACTGTTAGTTTTATTAATATGTTCATATTTGGAACTAGGGGTGTTCATATATGGTACTATGGTGTTCGTATTCTGAACACCTACTATATATTGTGGTTGGATTGTGTATAAGACACTAGATGTAAGGCGTTTTCTTGTTATTATTCCTGCTCTTTGTAAATGAGTTAAACATCTAAATATAGTGGTTCTACCCATACCTATCATACTAGATATAGTAGCTACTCTGGGATAGCATTGTCTAGTTTTAGAATTGGTGAACTTTAATAGACAAACTAGTATGGCTAGGCAAGATGAACGATAGCTCTTTGGAATGGTTCTAAACTGCGGATCATCAAATATGCGGAAAGGTAGGCGTATGTGTGCTTCGTATTTCTTATGTTGCATATTTACAACACCTATTGTGATCTTTTTGCAACAGGTATAGCTCCTTTATAAACTCATCACCTCGCACTCGTTTAAGCTCGTCAGAGCCACAGAGACGCTTATATCTAATCCACATGACCCCAGTGTCATCCTCCTTATAGAAAACTAAAAATGAGGGTATCTGAAGGCGTTTAGAGAGTATCTCTACAAAGGTTGTAGTCTTAAAAGTTTGACCTTTGTCATACGCAGTCTCAATAATACACAAAGGTTCATAACAATCAGGACAGACCTCGCAAAAATCCACATCGATCCCTGCCAATCCTTCCCATTGGCGATGAAAATCGTTAAAACCTCCATTGGATTTATAGTATGTCCACCTTGCCACAATTATGCCTTATTTGTTTTTGTTTTTAATTATAATAATCTCGTTATCTCTTTCCTCAATTATTCTCTCTAAATCTAATAATTGATTAGATAATTTTTCTATGTGCTTTTTATGTCTTTTAACTTCAGCTTGACATTCTTTTAATTTTTTAGGACACCCCACTTCTTCCATCATACCTTCATAAGTCATATCTTTTCTATCCTTCTAATTATAGATGGTGGAAAGGTAACAACATCACCGAAGTCATCAACCGACCCATCATCTTTTAAATTATAAGAACTAAAAATTTTGACTATCTTTTTATTCTTTGTGTGTAGCCAACCTATAGAGGTACAAGTCTTGCAGTAGTCCTCATCCTCAATATCATTGACCCATTCTGGATTTGATTTAGGATCATTCCAATATACAATTACTCGTTTGTAATTAAATTTTTTTCCACTTTTCTTCATAGATGTCATTAGGCATAACCTTGCCTTTTGTTTTCTCCTTAATCATTAACATCATTTTAACATTAGGTATTCGTTGTGCTTTACAATATCTGTAAGCGTTTGATTGTGGAGTTAATCCACCAATACCTAAAAACCTAGCTAAATCTTCGTAGGTCATTTTTTGTTCTTCTTTGAATTGTTCTAATGTCATACCACTCCTTGTAAAAATCCCTTATATAATTACCAATATGGCAATGTCAATATAATTCTGACTTGGGGGTAATAAAATACCCCCTTGATCGCAATGATCTCTAGGTTAGATTACATTAGTTATGAGCTAATGCAGTATACACCAACCTCAAGCAGAATTTAAAACCCCTGCAGACCTTTCGGTTTTTCTTGGGTTTAAATTTTAGAATACCTATGGAGGCTCATTAGACATGAAAACCTCCATTTTTTAAGTTTTTAAGTGTAGCCATATATATATAAATATACGCAGAATTCTGATTATCAACCAAATCCAAAAATTAATTTGACAAAATGGCATATAAATATATAGTGATTTGGAATGGAAGCAAAAGATATTCTTAAAAAATTATCTGGTGGTGAGGGTCTTACTCATGGATCGCCTAGTCAATACAATCAAACATTGGGTATGTGGATTGTAGACTATTTTTGTAGAACTAAAAAACAAAGATCATCTGATAAAAAAAATTATAAACTTGGTTATGGTGCAGTGTGCAGCAATGTGGCACAAAAGTTAGTAGGTCGATATTATTTTCATGGTGTTGATCGAGAAGAAATAAAAGATCATGATTATGATAATAATTTTAAATATGAGTATGGTTTATATTTAAAAGATCCTAAAGATGAATTTGATTTATCATTAAGAGAAAAGTTTGTAGATAAATTACACGCAACTACAAAGAATGTTTTAAAAGCAGTGAAAGAGATACATGGTAGTGATGAACTATCATGTGAGAGAACAGTAGAAGATCAACCAAAAGATTTAATATTTAAAATACAAGGTCGTATCGATTATGAGGGTAAAGTATTTAGTGAATGTAAAACTAAACCACCTAAAGTTAATGGATACACAACTGCCTTACCTAAAGATCCACAAACATCTAACATTAGACAAGTTGCCTTTTATAGATTTGCTAGTGATAAAGAACCTTTTATATTTTATGCAAACGAGAAAGATTATATAATATTTGATCGTAGCCATCCTGCATTAAAGGATGACCATTTAGAATATGCTTATAATGAAATGATACAAAAAGCATTTACGATACAGAAATTACTTTTTGTAAGTAATGGCGATCCACAAATCATGGCATCGTTAGTAGAGAAACCTGATCTGGAACACTGGATGATGAGTGATGTAAGTCCAGAACAAATAAAAATAATAAAAAAACTGTGGGGGTAAGGATGACAAAACTTAATCAAAGAATAGCAAAAGTAAATCAAGAACTATTTAAGAATGCTTATGTAAAGCGTAACAATAAATGGTTGCCTAGTGATAAAAGACCTAAATCTATATCAACAGCAAGGCAATATGAATTTTTTAGAAAAGAATTTGGTACAGAGTTTGGTATCGATACAAAGATAGTAGAAATGAATGATGATTTTGTATGTATGAAATCAGAAATAGTAGACAACAACAATGGTAGAATTATTGCAGTAGGTTTTAGCACACAATACTGGGGTGAAAGAAATGAAATCCCAAAAGCAGAAACTTACAGCAAATCACGAGCTTTGTGTAACTTCGGTCTTATCGATGGTGATATTACATCTTACGAAGAGAATGTAGATGTAGGTAATCAGATGGAGGAAGTGAACAAAGATATACCTCAAACAAATGGGGATATTGAACCAGACTTTGTTATCAAAAAATATAAAACTGCTCCTAATTTGGAAGAGTTAGAAAGACTCACAAAGGAGTATGAACCTTTTGAAACAAAGTTATTAAAGACGAACCATCTAATTAGTACATGGCGGTTAGTGGTAAATGCTAGAGAAAATAGATTGGCGTCTTTAAAAAATAATAAAAGGAGCAACAATGAAAGATAAGTACAACATAAAACTTGTACCACTTGATGAAAGGTTAAGAGACCTCATCAAGGATATAATGATAGAGAAGCAGCAAAGCAATGATCCTACACCGATCTTTGAAGCTGCAACTAATCCTAAATCTCCACCAGATAAGAAATGGAAACTGGGTGTTGAGATTAATGGAACTTGGTACGATCCTGCTGGGTGGGGTCATACTGAAATGGATAGCGGAGAAGCTACAGGTGGTATCAATGTTACTTTAAAACAAAGTAATACTGGTCAGAAATCTGCATCCAATAATCAAAAATCATTTACCCCAAGAAAGAGCTATGAAAATAGATCTAACTATGGTAACTACAGAAGAGGATAGCTACTAATAGATGCTATCTGTAAGGCGAGGGTTTTTAGCTATCGAATCATGTTTAGCTTCCATTTTAAGTTTTTCTCTCGCCTTACTCCCTCAAACTTATGAGCAACAAACCTTACAAAAAGCAAATCAAAGGATCGCATTATCTTGATTTTGTAATCCAACCAGCAGAATTTATTAACAAAAATAGACTGTTAAGTGCTGAAGGAAATGTTATAAAATACATATTAAGACACCCATATAAGGGTAAAAAAGACGATTTATTAAAAGCTAAACACTATATCGATATGATAATAGATCGAGACTATAGTTGACAAAGAGGTAAGATGCCATATATAAGATATAAGCATGGAGAGGCAAGTTTTACTTTTATAGAAAAGTTTGACTCTCTGGAGAAAGCTGCCAAACCCAATGAGGAAGGTGAGTTGGTAGAAGTAAAAATCAGAAATATAAATTTTGATTTTACAACAGTGAAAATGGAGAAGAAAGATGAACGAGTTAAAGACTCGTCTGCAAAAGTACAGGGATCTTCAACAAGCAAAACATCAGAAGTACCTGGAAGCAAAGCAGAAAGTTTATAAGTATCAAAAAGATTCTTATAGATTGCTTTGGAAGATAGAGCAGACAAAAGAAGAATTGATGAGAACATAATTGTCAATTCGACAAGAAACATAAAGGTAAGGAAGGTAAGGTATGCTCAAAACGAAACTATCTACATTTAAAAGTGCTATGAAAGCACCTCAATATCAAAAATTAACAGAACAAGAATTAAAAATATATCAATCAGGATTTAGGAATGGATTTAAACTTGCACATTCAGAATTTTATGAACGCACACAGCAACTTAAATTAATTATAAAACATCTAAAGAAGAGACAACCTATTATAATACCAACAGGTAATACAAGAAGCACAGCTACATCAGATGATATAGAGAGTGTAATAAAATGGGTTGCTAAAAAATATAAAACTAAACGAGAAGATATTATTGGTCGATCAAGACTAGCAGATATAACTAAATTAAGATCTTTAGTTTTAAATATTGTGTATGAGAAATATGATTTAAGTACACCTGCAATAGGTCGATACTTTGGTATGGACCACACAAGCATATTGCATCATATAAAAAATAAAATGAACTACAAAGGTTGTTGGTCTCCTACATCAAACTTGTGGAGAGACTATAAAGAATTTACTTCTTCTTAAAACCACGCTTCATATTAGCGTATGCTTTTTTAGATATAGTAGATTTCTTTTTAGATCTTGATGTACCAGCTTTTTTTCTTTTGTTTATATTATAGTATAAACCTTTTTTAGCCATCTTACCTGATTTAGTTTTGTGATAACCTTTTTTCATTATCTTTTCTTCTTTCTTAATTTTCTAAAATCTGCAGCATCGATCTTCTTTTTATTGCCACCCATTGCAGCAATCTTCTTTTGCTTTGCAGATAACTTTTTACCTTTTTTCTTTCCATAGTGTCCTGGCATTTTCTTTCTCCTTTTGTTGTTGTAACTTTACATTACAATAGTTGTCAAAACAAGAGCCATCTTTCCCATCATGACAAAAATATTTTTTTGTTGCTGTTATAATCCATCCACCTTCATTACTCAACAACTCTCTGCCGCACTCTTGACAGATACCACAAAGTCTTACAACCTGTTTTTTAGACCATGTTTTTTTTCTCAATTAGCACTTCCACCTTCTACGAGCTTGTCTTAATCTTGAGTTTGGATTTTTAGCAGCTTTAGGAAATCGTTTCATTTGTCCTGCAGATCTTGCACAATACGATTTTCTACGCTTTGCAGCTTTAGATCCTTTTTTAACTTTACCTGTAACAGCTCCTTTTAATTTAGAACCAGGATTATCTCTTCTATATTTTCTAATACCAGCTTTTGTCATACCAGCACCAGACTTGGTAGATCTATAATACTTTTTAGTTCTTGGTGGTTGTTTATCTTTTGCCATAATTATTCTAGTATAAGTGATTTGATAGATTTTTCACCCATATAAATTTCTGTTTCTGCCATAGACTTGATACATTGATACTCTATATTTTTTGATGCACCTCTCGAAGCAACCCTCTTACCTTTCAAGCATTCACTCATAGAGTCTTGTATTCTATGCTCTTTGATCTCTCCATTAACTATTAATAAAAGTGCTATAACAATTTCTTGCATTAGTGTGT